GCCAACCATTCGGCCAGGGCTACGCTTCCATGTCGTATCCAACCAAGCAATTTGAGATGTTGATGTGCGAGGGACAGGTAAAACACGGCGGCCACGACGTTTTGCGGTGGCAGATGGGTTGCGTTTCGTTGTCTAGAGACGAAGCCGACAACATCAAAGTGACCAAAAAGAAAAACAGCGAGAGCCAAAAAGTTGATGGCATTGTGGCCAGCATTATGGCTATGGGTTGTTACTTTAACAACTCTAGTGAAGACGATCCTATCCTACAGGTAATCAGTCTCTAGGTTCATATTTGGTTAAGTGAGGAGCGGGTCGCGACGGTGGCCCGCTCTATTTATCTTGCAGTATGCCGAACCGCATACAAAAATTAGTTCAACAGGCGCGGGCGCGCATTGGATTGGACAGGCCGCAAGACATAGTTGCCGCCGTAGGCCTTTACGGACCTACGCAAGCTGGCGCCAATATCAACCATGACACAAGCATGCGCATTAGTACGGTGTACGCATGTGTCTACAAGATTGCCAGCACATTGGCTAGTCTTGGTTTGAACCTATACACTACTGACGGCCGACGCCGCGATATTGTCAGCGATCACCCAGCTATTGACGTTTGCACGTATCGCCCTAACAGCTACGAAACTCCATTTTACTTTTGGGAGACGATTATTGCGCAAGCTGTGGCCAAAGGTTGCGGGTATGCCATTATTCAGCGAGGCGCGGGCGGCGTTCCGGTGTCTATGGAGTGCGTCAATACCGATGAGGTAGAACGCCGCATTGTCGATGGCAAAGTATTGTTCAAATTAAACGGCGGGCTAGTTGTTGCCCAGGAAGACATGTTGGAAGTGTGCAACATGTTCCGAAAGTCTCCTATCCAGCTGCACCGCGAAAATTTAGGACTGGCGCAAGCGGCGCAGAACTATGGCAGCGAATATTTCGGGAATGGCGGGCAAATGACCGGCGTGTTGTCTTCCGATCAGCCGCTTAAATCGGAACAGATGGAGATGTTGCAAAAGTCATGGAATGGGTCCATGACCAGCGCCGGCACCAAGCTGTTGCCGTTTGGTTTTAAATACAACCGCATCAGCATTGGACCGGAAGAAGCGCAGTTTATTGAAACGCGCAAATTCCAAGCTGAGGAGATTTGTCGCATTTTCAGCGTTCCGCCGGCATTGGTTCAGTTGGAAAGTCAAACGACATACAACAACGTTGAGCAGCAAAATTTGATGTTTGCACGCCACACCGTTGCGCCCTGGGCAAAGCGTATTGAACAGGAGTTGGCCAGTAAACTGCTGACCATGCGCGAAGCGCGAAACCATTATTTCAAATTCAACCTTAATGACCTGAGTCGAGGCGATATGGCCGCGCGTGCGCAGTTCTACACGCAGATGTTGCAGAACGGTGTTTTGACTATCAATGAGGTCCGCGCAAATGAAGAAATGAACCCGGCCGCCTCCGGCAATAGTCACTTGGTGCAAGTGAACCAAATTGATTTGGACAAAATGGGCGCATATTCAGACAAAATTTCGACTAATGACAACGGACAATCACCTACCTAATTACGTCAAGCGGGCGTTGCACAACATCAGCCGCCGCACCGATCGCGCTAGTTACATGCAACTGGTGGCCATCTACACCAACACACCAGGCACCGACAAAGAGCGGGTGCAGGAAGTACGCAAGTACATTAGCGGCGTAGCTGAACGCAAAATGGCTAAAGACGCCAAAAACGGCGTGCAATATCGTCAGGCTGAAATGCGCGCAACCGACGATGATGAAATGATTGTCGAGGGTTACGCTGCGGTGTTTGACAGCGTGACCGATTTGGGACCGTTCCAAGAACGCATTGCACCGGGTGCATTTAGCGACGTATTGGAAGATGACGTAAGGCTATTGATTAATCATGACGGAGTGCCTTTGGCACGCACTACAAACGGCACGCTGGAGTTGTCACAGGACGACACCGGTTTGCATTACCGCGCCGTTTTGAGCAACACACAGGCGTCAAAGGATTTGTACGAAATGATCCGTAGAGGCGACATCAACCAAAGTTCTTTTGCCTTCATGATTGGTGAGGAATCACGAGATGAAAATGACGTGCGTGTAATTGACAAAGTGGCCAAACTAATTGACGTGAGTCCTGTAACTTACCCAGCATATCAGGCCGCCTCAGTTTTTGCGCGCGCCGAAGAAAAAGAAGAAGAAAATGACTGACCTTCCCATTAAAGATTTGCAGGCTTTGCGCCAGCAATACGTCGATCAGCGCGAAGACGTAAAAAAAGCCGCTGAACTTGAGGAGCGCGATTTGTCTGACACCGATGTAACGGAGTTGGAGCGCCTTGCCTCTGAGATTCGCAAAGTTGACGTGCAGCTTAAAGTAAAGCGCGAAGACGCAAAGATTGCTGAAAGCGCTGTTCTCGCTGGTGAGGCTTCCGGATCGCACAACAAAGAGTTGCGCGGCATGTCCAAGAAGTTTGACCTTGCCACTGCCGTTCGTGATCTTGCTCAAGGCAAGCGCCCAACCGGTGTAGCTGCTGAGTTTACGGAAGAAGCTATGCGCGAGGTGCGCGGGTCTAACGTGTCACTGAAAGGACAGTTGTCCATTCCTTCAGCCGCTTTGCGTGCGTTGGGTGACGCTGGCGAATTCGGTGCCGGATCAGCTTTGGCCAACTCTCCTGGCTTTGTACCAACTAACGTTACTGCCGGTATCGCTGCACTCGCTGCACCGACACTGTTCCAAACCATGGGCGGTCGCGTTATCAGCGGTCTGACGGGCAACCTCAACGTGCCGATTGTTACGACTGCGGCAACCGTTGCCAGCGCTGCGGAAGGTGCTGACGTAGGCAGCGCGGCCAACACCGTTGGTTCACGGTCTCTTACGCCAACCCGTTACGGTGCATTTGTTACCGTCACCGAGCAGTTGATGATGCAGGGTGGACCCGGTGTCGAACAGCTGATCACTCAGGACATGATTACGCAGTTGAACCGCGAAATCGACAAAGCTGTCTTTGATACCATTATTGGCACCGGCGACGGTGATACCGATGTGGCTGTTAGTGCTGACGCTATGTTGACCGGTGAGGCTGCTTTGGCTGCTGCTGGTGTTTCTTTGGCCAACGTTCGTGTTGTTGCTGACAGCACTGCACACGCTTTGCTGGCTAACGATGACATCGTGGCAAGCGTAAGCGCTGCAATCAACCGCGCCAACGCTGGCAACTTCAACTGCCTGGGTTACCCATACTATGTGACCGATTTGCTGCCCGCTAACGGTGTAGCTGCCGAAGGTTCATTGATTATGGCGGACTTCAACCAAGCCGCTGTCCTTGGACTGTTCGGAGGTATTGACATTGTTGTAAATCCGTACACGTTGGATCTTAGCCACGAAGTGCGTATCTCCATTCACCGTTACGCAGACTCCGCCGTTCTCCACGGTGATGCTGCGTACACGTTCCACGACAACGCTGCCTAATCTTAGGCCGAACCATAACGAGAAAGCCCGGCACCACGTCGGGCTTTCTTATTTTTAGAGCATGCAAGTAGAGATAACAGGGAGCGCGGTAGACCAGGACACGATTATTACCGTAAGTGACCTGAAGGCGCACTTGCGCGTGACCCACACACAGGAAGACACGCTAATATCAGCGCTGCGCTCGGCGGCGATTAGTTGGGTGGAGGAATACTGCAACATCAAGCTGGGCAGTTACACAGCGCGCGGATACCTAACCGATTGGCGCACGGCGTATTTCCCGATTGGGCCAGTAACCGCGATCAGTGAGGTTAAATATCAGACTACAGCGGACAAAGATTACACAACTGACCTTACGGCGTTGTCATCGACGTATTGGTACACCGACGAGGTAAGCCAGCCGGCGCGCATTGCGTTCCGAGACTATCCAACCACCTACGACTATGCTCTTACGCCTGTGGTGGTGACGTTCACGGCGGGATATAGCACGATGCCCGCGCCGGTCCTTCAAGCGATACGATTGCTTGTAGCTCACATGTACGAAAACCGTCAGGAAGAAATACAGGGCACAACCAACCGCATTAAGTTGGGATTGGAAGCGTTGTTGAATCCGTTCCGCATCATTTACCAGCCATGAAGAACGCAGGGCGCCGGGATCGGTACATAACGCATCGCGCAGAAACGCTTACGCAGGACGACTATGGCCAGCCGACGGCCAGCGCTACGACCGACACAGCTATGTGGGCCCAAGTCATTTACGCTGGCAGCGCTAGCGAAAGCATGAAGGCGTATCAGATTTTTCCGCAGCGGTCAGTGACATTTATTGTTCACCACCCAAACCCAACTGACGATGTGAGCGGACTAAGCATTGCCCAGGACGACAGCATAATATTCGAGACGCGCGAATACGAAATTTTAGGATTCGAGGAAATAGGCCGCCGTGACGGGCTGCGCATTTTCTGCAAAGAGAAGGGAAGCGATGGGCGTTAGAATGCGAGAAAGTATGAGCGGTTCAAGGCAGCGCACAACCATCATTGGTTTGGATGAGTTGTCGAAGCAAATTGAGCGAATTGGCGATTTCCCAAAAGAGATGGCCAAAGAGTTGCGCCGCGCAAATAGAAAGATTGGTTCCAGCGCAAGCAAAAAACTCAAAGCCGTATTGCGTCAAAAGCGCTTGAACCGTGACTTCGTATTTGTGGACAAAGGGCGCCGTTTGGTTGTAGAACCCGGCACGCTGGCGCGAAGCATTGGAGTCAGGAACAGCAGAGGCAGCAAAACCAATGTGTTTGTAGGTCCGAGGTTTGGTGGCGCAAAGCGCAATGACGGCTTTTTTGCGGCTATCGTAGAAAGTGGCCAGGTCGGCGGCCGTGGGCGTTCGCTGGGTTCGAAGAACGCCAATATTATCAAGCCTTTTCTGTCTCGATATGGACCGGTAATGGAACGCATGCAGGTCATCGCATACCGTCGAATTTTTGACCAATTCAAACTGTAATGGAAACAGGCAAAGCCATATTTAGTCTGCTAAGCGACAGCGCCGACGTAGGTGCAATTTGTGCGGACCGCATATATCCTGAAATGGCGCAACAGGATGTGGACGCGCCGTATGTAGTCTATACGGTCACAGACACAACACCAAGCGCAACAAAGAACGCGACATCGAAGCTGGACACCGCGCGCGTCGAATTGTATTGTGTCGCCGGCAACTATCAAACCGGCATGGATTTGGGTATTGCGGTGCGTGGTGCGCTCGATCGTCAGTCGGGAACCATCAACGGCGTTGAGGTGCAAAGCATCGATTTTGACACGTCTGACATTGAGTTCGACCCGGACCAGCGTGTATATATCCTTGAACAGACCTACGACGTGCGCATACAACGCACCGGCACCGCTCAGGTTGTTTCACAGTTTCCAGGCAACACGTTCACCGTTGAAGAGGTAGACGGCGATCCGAGCGGCGCAGTCAATAAGCTGGTGTTTAGCAATGGCAGCGTAAGCATCACAGACCGCACCGCGACAATCACCACCGGCGGCGCTGCTGGCGTGAGTTATCACGGGCGCTACGATACCGAGGCAGAGACGTTGCGCAGCGGCGCCACCGCCACGCTAGAAATCTATTACACCGCGCGCCCTGACGGTGACGGATATGCGGAAAGCGAAGTGAGCGACGTAGGCGAGACGGACACCATCAACCGGACGTTGTTCTATTCCACCAAGCACCGCGCCGATCCGGACACGGCCGGAGATTGGACAGAGTACACAACGCAGCCCGCCGACAACGCCAGCGTTGCAACCGCGAAAGCTGCGCTGGTGGTTGGCCTCAATGAGACCGACGCCACAGCCGAAACGCGCGGCACGTTGCCGCTGTCGCTGAAGATGGTGCGCACGACGGCGGCGGCCGGCACAGATTTGCTGCTCGACACCTACACCGGCAGCGCGGCAGCCTTCAGCGTGCGCAAGTTGTCGAAGGACTATACCGGTAACTGCATGCGCGTCAGGCGCGGCAGCGACGAAGCCACGCAAGACATTGGGTTTGACTCTAATGGTGACCTAGATACATCCGCAATCGCAACCTTTGTAGGCAACGCCTACGGATATGTGTCTATTTGGTACGATCAGTCCGGCAACGGTAATAATGCCACGCAGTCAACTACAAGCGTACAACCCATGATTTACGACCGGGTTGCGGCGGCGGTGGTTACTGAGAACGGGAAGCCCGCCTTGAACATTGTAGGCAAATATTTTGATGTGAGTGGTTTTAGTATACCGTCACCCTGGACGCTTGCATCAGTTGCCCAGCAAGGTAATAACCTGAACCGTTACCTATTTAGCTTTGCGTTATTACCTGCGGTGCGTGGCGCCTATGGCACCTTTACCATTCAACCAGGTACCCACGCAGTCGGCACCATGACGTCCAATCAGGAGTTGTACGCAGCGGGCTATAATAGCAGCAGCGGCGTGGCTTATGGTAGGATAAGTGGAAGCGAAACAGTTGCAAGCGGAACGGCGGCAAGCTACACAGCGCAGAGCAGTGGAGACATATTCACGCACAACAACAGCACCGCAAACGGCTTCAATGGTAGTGCTCAAGAATTCATTTTGTGGGACAGCGATCAACGGGCAGCAAATAACATTGCAGATATTGAAACTGACATCAACACCTACTTCAGCATATACACCTAATGGCTACCGTATACCTTCCCGTAACCGCGCGCCTGAACCTCACCAGCGAGCAACGCGCCAAAGGCATCAGCCGCGAGTTGTACAACCTGAAGCTGCCGAAGCACCTCCACGAACCTGGGCGCGTTTCTACAATGCTGCTGGCGTGTATTGAGCATCCATCAACAGGCGAATGGGCGTGCGTTGGAGATACTGAACTCTCGATCGCCGTACACCCACAGCGCGACGTGACTGCCCTGGTGTCATTGTTCCCACAGCTGACGCATGAGGAACGCAGCGCCATGACCTATTACATCGCAACCAGCGACGTTGTGCTATTCTCCTACCTAATGCCGAGCGACTCAGAAATTTTGACGCAAGAGGAAGCCGAAGCGGCGGGATGGTTCGGCGATTCTATCTAAATTGGTCTCATGGATTTCCTCCTTACAAATTGGGCTGAGTTGCTACTAGCGTTCATGATGTTCGCGAAAGTGGTGGTGAACCTGACTCCCAGCATTAAAGACGATCGGGTATTCTCATACGTGGATCTGCTCGTTAATGCTATTATCGCGAACAACACAAAAGACAAAGAGTAATGGCCATTCTTAACGGCACAGTATTTCTGTTGAGCATCGGCGGGACCGCCTTGCCCGATCAGACGGAAGGAAGCATTTCCATCAACATGGAAACGCGCGACATCACAACAAAAGACAGCAGCGGATACCGTGAACTGCTCGAGGGCGTGCGGTCCGGAAGCATCAGCGTGAGCGGATTGGTAGACGATGACGGCTCCGGCGGTGCTGGTTCTGACCTGTTCGGGCATCTCGATGGCCGGTCCAGCGTTTCCATTGTCTTTGGTTTCGATGACGCATCTGATGACTACAACTACAGCTGCAGCGCGTTCTGCACCAGCTTGGAAGTCAGCGCAGCGACCGAGGACAACGTAACGTACAGCGCTACGTTCGAGATTACGGGCGCCATCACCGAGACCGTCGCTTAATGAAGCTGACATTATCGGGCAAGGAATTCACCTTGCGGTGCGATATGCGCGCCTTGGCTAACGCCAAAAAGCAAGCAGGCATTGAATTGCACAAACTGCAAGAGGAAAGCGACCTGTTGACGGTTGGCACGTTGGTGTATTTTATGTCGCAGAGCGGCGCGAAGCATGCCGGCATTCCGTTCAAGTACAACCTGGATGACTTTCTAGGTTTAATTGATCTGACCGACTTGCCCGCTTTGGCTGAAACCGTGACTGAAATGCTCGGCGGCGGCACGGAAAAAAAAAGCTAAGGGTAAAGCGGTAACGCTTGAGGATTGTATTAAGGTAGGGTTGGGTCAATTGCGGCTCAGCCCTACTGCGTTTTATGATATGACGTTTATGGACTTCCAACTTGCGGCGGAAGGATTCTTCAACCTAGAGGAACGTAGACAGCAATCAGAATGGGAGCGTATGCGCTGGCTTGGTGCGCTGCTATTGTCGCCGCATGCCAAAAAAGGGCAATCAATCAAGCCGCAGGATATAGCTACCTTCCCATGGGAGAAAAAGCGTAAGCAAAAGGGCAGCAATCAGCTGCTGAGAAACGCATTAAAGAGCGCAACAAATGGCAAAGCTTAAAGACTTAAAAGTCTCGATTGGACTAAGTAAAAGCGGACTAAGTAAGCTGAACAGCGACTTGCGCAGCACGCGCGCCAACTTCAACCGCAATTTTGGTGAAATAGGCAAAATGGCGACGCAGTTAGGTAAGAACCTAACGATGTC